CTTGCCGAGAGCGTCCTCAATCTCAGCAAGCGCACCAAGGTTGGCAACGAATACGAACGACTCGCCGCCGACCTCTACGCTGACTTCGCCGCGCGCCTTGTTAACCATTAGGTGAACGTCCACGCATCGCCAGATTGCAGGGAAATCGAGAATTCGCCGCCACTGTCGAACGAACCCTTGTGCGACAGCTCGGTAATAATAAAGCCGCCCTCATAGGTGCCGAAATCAGGGATCACGATCTGGAAATCCCGAAGCGTCCCGGCCTCGAAATCGGTTTGCAGGGCAGCGTCGGAAGCCGCATCGGTGAAGACCCCGGAGAACGAAACGTCCAGCGTCTTTTTGCCAGCCGTTGAAAGCAGCTCACGGGCGAAACCCGAGCTATCGGCGGAGGTCACATCGACCGGCGCGCGGTTCAAACGCATGTCAAGGCTGCGCATCCCGGCAATGGTGGTAAAGACGGTCGAAATATCGACCTTGAGAAGATAGGCGAGACCCTTTTGAGCGGCCATGATTTAAGCTCCTAGTTGGAAGGGCTGATGAGAGCGCGGAACGTCACGACACCGCTGATGGATTGGCCCCGCGCCTTGCCAAGCACGACACCACCAGCCGGATCATCATTCAGCCCAGGAATGATGACGGCAGAAACGTATCGACAGGACACCAGCCGCTTATCGGCTGCGGTGGCAACCCGCATCGGGCCTGTCAGGAAATCAAACGCGACGCTCTCACCCTCAGCCGGGCTGGCTGACAGGTCGAAGCCGTCGCGATGGGTTAGAATGTCGCGGATGCGCTCGATGGCTTTCGCCACGTCAAGCACTCCGGTTGGGGAGGTGGACTTGCCCCGCTCGAAATGCGCGGCCACCTGAAACTGTATTTCGTCCCCGTCGAAGTCGGCAGCGCTCCAATCGGTTGCGCTGACAAATGAGAGCGTGACATATGGCAGGGCTTGGTTGTCGGGCGCGTCTAGGGTGAAGACGTTTGCGTTCCCACCCATGAATCCGGCCAGCAGGCCGTCACCAGTCAAAGCTGCCTTGACGGTTTCCAGTAGTGGCAATCCTGAGAGCATGGCTTAGGGCCTTTGCAAAATCCGGCGCACCGCCCAGATCACAATCTGATGGATGCGGCCCTCGTTCTCTTGCAGCCCGCGCCGCATGAAGGGCCTGCCACCGCGCGCCGGGTCTTTGAATTCCAGGCGCTCGGCATAGGGTGCACGCGCCACCACGTCCGCGCCGTCATTGCGGCGGGCGGTTGAAATGGACGCAGCCAGAATGCCCATGTCCGTCATCGGGTATTCACCCGGCGCAGACGCTCGCGACTTGCCATTAGGACGCGTCTTCCCGGTAGCGGGGCCTTGATTGAGCGATGTGACGATGTGGCGCTCAAGATCCAAAGCAGCGGCGTGTGATCCTTCACGAATGGCATTTCGCTTGATGCGCTGCCCGATTTTCTGCATTTCGACTTGCAGTTCCGAAACGCCCGTGATGCGAGCGCCCGGCATTACATGAACCCCTGCTCGCCATCTGGATTGATCAGGTAATCCGCCGCGTCCGGGTATTCGACCGGCGAGAGGATAACGAAATCAGCCGACCGCACACCGGGTGTAACGACTGTTTGCTCGCCCGTATCTGGGTCTGGCTCACTAAAAACCGGCTGCGTCAGCCACACGCCGCGCTGCGAGCGCAAGAGCGCACCCACGGTCAAACTCGGCTCGCCTTCGGCCCCAACGGTCCAGACGCTGGGGATTTCCTGCCCACACGTAGCGGCGTCTTCGAATGCGTAGAAGTAACTGCTCATAACTAGTTTCCCACCAATGCTTCTAGCTCGGCATCGCTCAGGCGGCGCGGGATATAGCGGAAGTCTCGGATATACCCGCAAAAAGTGGCGGTCGCCGCCGCAGACCAAGGGCCGTTTCCAAGTGACAGCCTTGTATTGGCTACCGGCATTGCGCCGCTTGCGTCCGTAGCCTGCGTTGCGCCGTTCAAGCTCATCGCGAAGTTGTTCGCCTCAACACCAATCGCCACACTTAATGTGTTGCCGACTGCGTAATCTGACTGCCCAGATGGTGTAAGGCTTGCGACGGCGGCCCCACCAGACCGGACGTAAGTGCTTGCACGGGTGCCGCCAGTCGCCCCAATGTCGAGGTAAACCGCATCGTTGAACGTAGCGCCAACCCCGCCAACAACTTTCGCCGTTTCGCCCGCAGTAATGGGTTTGACGCTGAAATATGCGCTCCACGCCACGGAGGAAAACCATGACCCCGCCGCCGCAAGGGTTATGAGGTCAGCCGCCCGTGTCGCGGCAGCGGGGCTGGCGGCGGTCGGCAAGATTGGGCTAGTCGGGTGCGCCTTGTTTTCGCATTGCGGGATGGCTATCCGAAAAGTGGCGTCAATATCGCCCGCCCCGTCCCACTCCACTTTTATTCGTGGCTCGATTGAGCCGACCGTGCCCCCACCCGACAAGGCGAATGGCTCAAAAAACCTCTTCGCAGTCGCGTCGGGCGTGAAATCCGATCCGCTGTTTGTTTGCACCTCCACCCCCGCACCGGTTCGCTCGACAATTACGAACTTGACCCCAGACAGGTTGGTCATGTCGCCTGAGATCAGCGATACCGTAGCGGATAGCGTCCAGTCCTCACCCGTTGCAGCAACTATCTGCGTCAAATCTTCGAGCCTGATGTACGGGTCGGATGTCGGCGTGCCGTCGAATTTAATGTCTACGTACTCATATCCGTCTACAGTCCCCGCCCCCTCAATGCTGGCAGTTGTTCCGCCAGCACTTATGACCCAATAGGTCGGAGCCGTCCCCGGCGTCCCTACGGCGGCCCCCTCACACCTTGGGTTACGGATTTCATTTGTGCTCGACCCTTCATTTAGAAGGCCTTCAGTCGAATGGATTGCCGCGACGTTGTTCGCATATTCGGACAGCGCGCCGAACGCCCCCCCGTTGGTGAAATCCCACCCGCCCGCGTCGGTTTTCTTTGACGCACGGGTGACGGTCGCCAAGTTCGCGAAACTGGACGTGATAGCCATTAGCGATGTCCCTGAACTATCGGGCCTGACAGACCCATGTCGCAGCCGCTGGATCGCGCTGGACGGTGATTATCTGGTAATCAGCGCTCTCCGCCGTCACCGTGTCGCCAACCTCGGGGGATGCAGACATTGACGCGGCAAAGATCGTGATTTTCCGGTCGGTGATCGGGATGCCGCCCATTTGACGAGCGGTCGCCGTGTAATCTTCAATAAAGCCCCGGCCCGTGGCGTCAGTGGTTGCGCCCGGCGTGGTGCCGCCGTAGGCGTCCACAGTTGCAGAGCCAGCCTTCTTAAGGGTGATGTCCCAAGTGGTGCCGCCGATCCCGTTGGCGGCGCTGTAGACCAGGCTGGCGACGTTATCGAGCAAGGCCATTAGGATTTCACCAGACTGACCGAACCCGAACCGACGCGGGCGGTGACGATGGGGGTTAGCATCCGCTCTGCCCGGTCAAACGCCTTTTGCGTAGACACGCCCGGCTCAAACTCAACCTCAACCGAACCAGCCTTGACCCGGCTCGCGCGGTCATTGCGGGAGACTGTAACTAGCAGCTCTGCCGAGAGAGCCTCAAGCGCCAGCTCTGCGGTTGCGTTCTCGACAAGCGTCGGAACCTCGTCAACCAAATGGCGGGCCTCATGGTCATAAGCGCCCGTGCGTGGCCACCCAAGGGCCTGCGTTGTGGAGGCGATTGTCCCAACCCACCGAAACGTTGCGTCCAGGTATTCGGTAGCCTTACGCAGCGCGGCCTCTCTTGCCGGGGTCGTCGCGGCGCTCCAAGTCGTATTCGACCGGTTTGACCAATAGGTGTCCGCATCCGAGACGGACAGATAGGATTCAGCCGTTGAGAGGCCGGTACCGTCTTCGGTGATCAGCGACATGGGTTAATCCTTCGCTTTGCGAGGGCGTCCGCGCCTTTTTTGCGCTGGCTTTGCGGGTGCGTCGAAAAGTTCGTGTTTGGCGGGGTCAAAGTCCGCCTTGTTGATGATCGCAATGCCCGAACGTTTATTACCCGGACACTTGATGACGACCGTTGGAATGTCTGACATTCGGGCCTCCCTTGAGGGTGACGGGGCGAGCCAAGGCCCGCCCCTCACGATTAGCCCAGCAGCAGAGCGATGTGCTCTTGCTTCCACGCCTTGACGCCCCACACGGCACCGACCGAGATCATGGCCTTCTTATAGCCCTTGTAGACGGACACTTCGAAGATCAGCCCGGAGTGCGGGTCTTGGATGAGCATCATATCGGACGCAGCGTCGCCGCCAATCGGATTGGCCGGAGCGCGCATAGCAAGCTCAAGCGCCGAGCGGTGGAATGCAACGTTGCCGGTGAAGTTCGCACCAACCGTAATGGCGTCGTTGTCGCTCTCCGCATCCCGCAGGCCCGGCGCACCAATGGTGAATGAGCCCCCAGACAAGGCCGAGTTGACAACATATTTGTGCGACGTACCAGCGAAGGTCACGACATCACCAGCGAGAACGGTGCCCGTACCGGTGTCGGCGGCAATCGTGGTGTCCCCGATGGCGCTGGAAGCGTCATTCAGCAGGTAGCCGGAGCCGGTGCCTTTTGTGTGGCTTTGGACCTGCGCGGACTCACGCATGGCCAGGCCTTGCAGATCGAGCAAAACGCCTTGTCGCAGCAGATTGTCGTTGCCTGCCTCGTTCGCCTTTTGAAGCTGCGCGAGGTTGCGAAGGTTCACGCCTGCGGACGTATCCATGACCAGCGAGATTTGCCGATCATTTACCGGGCATCCGTTGTCGGCAAGGATTTTGCGAACATCAGCAACCGTGTTGAAGTTGGACGCAAACGGGGTCGTGCCAGCAGTGCCGACTGCGCGCGAGGCGTTTCGATATGCCTCGGTTGCAAGATCGGCTTCAACCTCATTGGCCAGGGCGCGCATAGCTTGCGCAATCTGGTCGCCGTAGATCGTCTCAAAGCCAGAGCCGTTGTTGACGTGCTTGACATCCTCGCCGGTCCACGGGATCTGCACCGCCTTGGAATTATCGAGAGTCAGCGTCTTGTTATCGACGGTCTGGTCGGTGCCCTCCGGAATGGTCATCGCCGGGGAAATAGTCGCGGCAGATGCGGCGCGGGTGAAGTGCGAACGAACGGTGTCGTTTAGCGCAGCCTCTTCAGAGCCATCCGCGTTGATGGTCGAGGCGGGAATGAAGCCGACCAACTCTCGGCCAACAACATCGGCGGCCTTGTAGATGTCAGCCGCCAGATCAGTAAGAACGTTTGCCATGGTAATTGCCTTTCAAGCTGATGGCGTGGGATCGGAAGCTGGCGACCGGCCTTGCCGGGTCAGGCTTCGTCGACGACCTTGAAGCCGTCTTTCACTTTTGCAGCGCGAGCCGCCTGGCCGAGGCCATCGAACTCACTGCGCGTGATCGTTTTGCTGGAGCCATCAGCCCCGAGCGCCCCTTGGGCATTGCCACCGGAATTTGCAGGGGCAGCAACGAAGTGCTTGCCCGCGTCGCCCTGCGCCCATCCGGTGACGAACTCGGCCAGGGGCTTGCCCTCGACCGTTGCGGCGCGCTGGCCGTCAAGGTCGGAAAGCTGAATTTTCGATTGGGCCTGCAACAGGGCCTTAGCCGCTGGCAGGTATTCCGGCTTAACGCCGGCCTCGGTCAGCGCGCTGGTCAGCCCGTTTTCGACCAAGAGCTTGTGATTGACGCCCTTCTCGGCATCGAGCGAAGCTGACAGCTTCTCGATTTCCCTGGCGTGCTTGGCTTCCAATTGCTCACGCAGCTTGGTGAAGTCGCCTTCCTTCTCGGCCTTCTCGGCCTCTGCGGTGTCCCGTGCGGCCTGGATCTCGTCGAACTGGGCCTTGAGGCTGGAAAGCTCATCCTTTTGAGCCTTCAGCTTGCCAAGCAGCTCGTCATTCTTGGCCTTGAGTCCTGCCGTTGCTTTCGCCACAGCATCGCCGTCGCCGCTGTTGCCAGCGTCGGTGTTTTGTTCGGTCATAGGGGGATGGCCTCGCCATAAAAAAAGCGGCCCTAGGCCGCTCGCTTCACTCTACCGGGCGTCACCCGGCGCTATGTTGGCACGCTCACAAGAGCGTCACCTTGCCCCTTGCGAGGCAGTCAAGGCACGCCATGCCCCTTTGACCACCCACAACGCGGGTGCCCTTGAGCAATGGCATACGCTTAATTTCAATAAAGCTCGTACCCGCAACGCCGGTATCCACACGGCACACATTGCAGGTCAGCAGCCCGTGGCCTGTGGGGGCTTTGGGCTTCTCATTCTTGACGACGCGAAGATGGGGCGGCAATGCAACCATGCCCCTAAATATCAAGACCCTCGCGTCTGCGCAATTCGTCCAGGCTCCACGCCTGCCCCTTGCGGTCCACAAACCCACCCAAAGGAACCTCGCCAGACCGCCATGCCCGCGCACGGGCAGGGCCTAGAACCTCGTTTTGAAACTCCGTCGATTGACGGCGTAGCCATTCCTCATAGGTCGTGCGGTCAGGAGGCGGTAAGCCATCAAGCACCGCAGTAATCTGCGACCGGCAATTAGGGTGCGCAGGCGGGCGCGGCCCCTCATTGATCGGGTATTCCTTACCGTCCCGTGCGGCGCACACAAGAGAAGTCCGCCCGTCAAGAACTGATGTCCACTGAACGCCCCGCACCAAGTCGCCGTTGGAAGCGAAGGCCGCCTCCCGTGCGCGCGTTGCTGTATGGGTGATAGCTGTTCTGACGATCCGCTCCGTTGAGCGCCTTCCAATCTCTAAAATCCCATCCTTAAAGCCCGCGACCCGTGTTCCGCGAACCCGCGCGACAATCTGCGCCAGACTTTCACCCTCAACGAACCCGATGCGAACCGCGTCCCGAACGCGTCGCCCCTGGTCTTCGCCAATCCCAGCCATCCACTCACGCAGAAAGCGCCCTTGAAAGGGCCGGGAGTTTGCCGCAGCAACCACGACAGAGCGCGTCGGGACATTAAAGCTTGTCCCAACCGCCCGCGTAAGCTGTCGAGCCGTGTATTGCGCCTCGTATTCAGCCAGATCAGCCAGATCCGAAACCAACGTACCGGTCAGCTCGTCATACGCCTCCCGATACATGCGCGAGACCGTTGCGATCTGCGCATCCAGCCTGCGACCTATGACGCTATCCGGGTCAACCAGACGCAACTGCCGAACTATGTCCGCCTCGGTGCGAGCCAACAACGCCAGCATCTTTGCCACAGTCGCATTAGAAAGCCGAAGCAGCCCTATCTGGTGCGATACCGTTTGGTCGCGAAGGTCGTTAGCCGCCGTCATTCATCGCCACCGGATCAGCCACCCGGACCGGCTCGTCATCTAGCTCCTCCTGATGGTCGTCAAACGTCTTGCTCTCGCGGATGATTTCACCGCGCTGCAAGTACTCAAACAGATCACGCGACGTGATGCCGCCGCCTTGCCATGCTTGCATGATCGCGACCAGTGACGGCGCGTCCAAATGCGCAGGCATGAAATCCTTGTTCACGGAGAACGACACCTCGCCCCCCTTTACCCCGGCCCACTGCCCAACAAGGTCCAGCGTCCATTCCATCGCCTCGGAAATGGAGAACGCGATTGCGGCAAGAATACTGTTTTCGCCCGCACGGTGGATTTGCGCTGTCTCCGCAGCCTCAACCTGCTTGCGGTCTTCCATCAACATGCGCGCACCCAAGACCGCCATGTCGCGCCGCTTGTCTTCCATGGCCGTGCGGATTGCACCAAGACCTTGCCCGCCGAACTCAAGGAAGAACGCGCTGCCACCTTCGCGGAAGTTCAAACCAGATGACGAGCCGAGCGCAACCTTTTCCGCTTCCTTCAGGTCCAGGTTGACAAAACAGGGCGTCGGGTTGGCCGTCCACATGATACCCCACTGATAAAGGCAGCTATCGTTGAAATGCCCGCAATTGGTGTCAGCCAGATCAATTAGGGGCGGCTTGGGAAAGCGCGCCTCCGCACCCTTCGCGGTAACGAACCGGAACGGAATGCGGGCCATGCGCTTGCCCGCGACTTGCGGGAACACATCGCCGCCCACCTGCACCCACTCAGACTTTGACCCCTCTTCCCTCTCAAACAGGCGAACCCGATACGCGCCACCGTCCAAATCAAGCACGCGCACGCGCTCGACCGTCTTACTTCCAAACTCATCGTCCGGCGCGTCCGTCTCCGTCGCCTCTTTGAGCCGCACCTGACTAAGAACCCGCTCGGACCCGACGCTTGCCTCTTTCCAGCCGAGGATGCTTTCTGCCGCGTACAGTCGGGCGTAAGGCTGGACCCCCTTCGCCTCACGATCCGCAACAAGCTCCCCCTCGCTCGTCTCAGGGTGATCAACCAGAATGCCGACAACCCCGGTCGTCATAATCTCTTCTGCGATCTGCTCTGCCAGCTTGGCGGCGCTCTGACCGGTCCGCGTCAAATCCTCCGAGTAGAGGGTCAAGGCTTCGGAGTAATCTTCCTGCGGTGCCTTGCGAAACAACAGGCCGACCAAGCCTTCAACAGACCGCGCCGTCGCATTCAGATAATACCCGCGCTGCTTGTATGACTTGTAGGTGTCATCATCATGGCCCGGCAGACGCAACACGAACGATGAACCCTCGATAACCTTGTCCCGACCGGCAACGGTGGCGCGCATCTTCGCCCACGCGTCCCGGCGCGCCTCATATTGGGCGCTTACGTCTGCAACGGTGCTGGTCATCCAAAGCCCACCTTAATTCGCTCACCATGCGCACCGGCAAGCATCAAGTCAGTCAGCGCCCACACCAGCGCATCAACCCTGTCAGGCGACCGGTCGCCCATATACCCGGCTCGCGTCATGGCGAACATTTGGTCTTCAAGGTCCGGGAACCTGCCCGCGTGAAACACATCACCAGACGCATAAAGAGCCGCGACAGGCTCCGCCCGCAGAACCTTGCCGCGTGAAGCCGTCACCAGCTTTACAGGCGCGCGGCGGTCATGCGCCTGGATCACGGCGCGAACCATGTCGCCACCGAAATTGCGCTCTGCAACGATGCTGTCCGCCTTGTGCTTGTGATACGCACCAACTGTGGCAGCGGCCCACTGCTCCGGCCCGCCATTCATAGTCAGGTCTTCCAGAACGTAGCCCTTGCCATCAACGCCAAGGCCCGCAACCACAATGCCGATGTCGTCAGACCGCTTGTCGCCCTTCTCAGCCGCCCCGGATGGGTCAACAGCAACAACGATGCGCCGCATGTTCGGCAGGGCGTCAATCCCGGCGCGAACGATGCTACCCTCTGTCCAGATCGCCCCGTCATAGGAGCGCGTATACTCGCCAGACAGGAAGCGCTTGCGCTGCGCCGCTGGCATGGCCTCCAATTGGGCCAAGTAGCCCGCAGGAAGGTTGTCCGTGTTATCGCGCGGGTTGATCCGAAAGACCGTCCTATCACCAGCCAGAAGAGGCTCGCCGTCTATCGGGTTAACGCCCTCTTCAAATTCCTTGAATGTCCAGTGAACCGCGCCGACCGGGTTAAGGTCGTAATACGCCTTCAGCTTAAGCGGTCGCCCATCAACTTGCGCCACATTTTGGGCCAACCGTGTCCGAGCGGTCAGGACAGACTGATAAGAAATCTGCGAGACCTCGTTTAGGTAAATGGTCGCGTATTCCTTACCGAGAATCTTGTCTGCCCGCTCGGCATCATCAAGGCCGCCAAACCAAACCTGCGACCCATTTTCCAGCTCTTCAAAGCCATCCTGCTTGTTCGGCGACCGACCGACTCCGGGAAAGCAGATCGACATCATCTTTGACCAAGTGTCGGCCCATACCGCTTGGCGCGCGTCCGCTGCTCGATAGCGGATGATTGCATGGCGCGAGCCTGGGGCCTTCAATGCCCGCACACCAACGCCACGGCAGAAAAGGAAAGTCTTGCCCGACCGTGATCCGCCGTAAATCAGATTATGCGTTTCAGGCCCGGCAATAAGGCGCTGCGCCTCCGCCTGCCTTGGCGTAAGGCTAAAGCTCACTCTCGTCTCGATCGAACGTCACCGTCACGCGGTTGTTCTGGTCAATGTCCTGCTTGTCGCGCTGCCCCAGCATTTGCTTTCCAAGCCACACAAGCATCGTCGGGTTGCCGTCCATCGCGGCTGACCACTGCGCCCTGCGAAGAGATTTCTTGCCGGCGTCGGAATGCTTTTTATAGAGGGTCGAAAAACAATCCTCGCCACGCTCTTTGAGCCGGGTGTTAAGCGTCTCAGCGGTCATGCCGAAGATGTTGCAGATTTCGTCTTGAGTGCACTGAATTTCGACCATGCCGACAAGCCGATCAAAATCCTCGTTTGAAAGCTCTTTGCGCGGTCGCCCGCCCTGCCTCTTTGCCATGTCCGCCTCGCGGGTCTTCCAGGGGCCTTACCCCTTCCACTAGACTTGATTGCCTAGCAGGCGTACCCATTGGCAAATGCGCTGCCAAGGATACAAGATGAGAATTCCGATATTGGTTGGCGTGGGCCTTGCCCTCGCTGGATGCCATCAAGCCGATCAGGTTGTGAGCTTGGAGGCGTGCTCACTCGATGCGCCACAAGTCACCATCGCATCCGTTGACGCTGAAACCCTGCGGCTTGCTGATGGCGTCGTCACGTTCACAGACGACAATGGAAACACGGTTCGCCACATCCCCTATGGGGCGGGTATTGCTGTCTGCTACGACAGCCAAGAATGACTTGCGCGGCTCACGGTCCTAAATGGCAATAAGCCTTCATGTGATGTTGGCCGGGCCGCGCAATTTCTGTGTCAGCTATTGTCTGCGTCACTCTTCGCGATTTCGCGCGTGATGGCAGAGCTGACAAATGCGTTGATCTCGTTCAAACCGATTGGGGACCGCTCAGGGGCATGTATGCGGCAGCTATACAGCTTGCTCTCGTTCCATGTGATTACAGCGAACCCCGCCACGTCGCCTTGCCGATGCTCTTCTTTGGCAATCAGGCTCAAGATGCGCGCGTTTTCCCGACCGCGCCGCTTGGGCAAGGTGTTCTTATGGACCGTCAGGCTGACGACGTTGCGCTGCTTTTGCATCGGCCACCTGTGTTGAATTGGGCCATCAACCGGCGATTGGCGAGGGAGACCGCGCACCGGGAGGCCCAAACGGGAAACGGCGCGAACCTCGAAGGCCGCGCCGCAGTAATTCCAGTCTGAATTTATCGGCATCATAGCTGATTTTGTGGCAGGGTCAACACCCATTCGCTAGATGTTGCGTTACGCGGCCCGCCGTCTACCCGAACGAAAATAATCAGCCAAAGCCGCAGCTCCCGCCTTGATGCTATCCGTACATCGCAGGCGGATCGCCGTCCCGCGAAAACCGTAAAGCTCGACAATGGACCTGTGGGCAGACCTGCCCGCATCCTTCAAGGCGTCGTCCGCAGCATAGAACCTGCGCTCTTCCCATCTATCGCGGTCATCATTGCGCTCGATGATCGGCGCGTCGTCAGGCTTCAAGCGGTCTGCATCCCTGTCTGGGTCGTAGGTGTGCGTGTGGTAAGCACCTATTGGGGACCGCCCGGACGATACACCAAACCCCGCAGCGTGGCGGAAGCCGAAGTAATGCTCCACCGCCTCGCGGTGCTCATCTGGCAGGCCCAGGTAAGACAAGGGGCTGTTAACCTCCAGCCCGCCAACAGCTTCCTTCATGGCCTCCATTTCTGGCGTCGGTCCAATGCGGGTGCGGTCCAATCGCGCCACTTTGGTTGTGGGCTTAGATACCTTCCCAGACTTGTCACGCTTTGCGCCCGAGTTACGGGGCCTTCCTCGTCTAGCCATCACACACCGCCTTTCGCGTTAATCAGGTATTGGGTCATGCTGCTTTCCCTTCGCCATATCCAAACTCCGCCAGCACGCCTTGAGGGGCCTTGCATCCGGGCTGACCCGGCGCTGGACCCGGCGCACACCACTCGCCCTTGCGCTGGAAATACCCGACGAATGAGCGCCATTCGCTTGGCGTGGTCGGCTCGCTGCGTTGCGCTGGCAACCACTCCCGCCACAGCCCGCCGCTCACCCATCGGTCGAACCGCTCGACGCGCTCGCCAGACTTTTCCAACCACGGGCCAACCGCAGCCTCGATATCGGCAGGATCAGCACCAGACCCCACGGCTCTGGCAAATGCTGGCAAGCACGCAATCTCCCCGGATCGCCTCGCTTGTTGGGGCAAAAGCTTCCAAACCCTGTCAAACACCTCCCGGCTGGAAGGGGACAGGGAACCTTTTTGACCCCCTTTAGGGGGGTTTTTGGAGGGTGAAGGGGTTGGTAGGGGGGTCTGGGGGGAAGGAAGGGGGTCCGCACCGTCACGCGCCGTCACACCTTGTCCCGCAATGTCACGCGGACACGATGTGGCAATTTCAACAACTTGTCCCGCGCGCTGCCGCCTCTTACGGTTCCGTGCGGCCTCCCGCTTCTCCGCTTCGCGTTGCTCGTCGCGCTCTGCCAGTTTCTTGACCGTGGCCAGAATCGCAGCCGCATCAACGCCCGCTGACTCCATCGCCTCTATCGTGTCAAGAATGCTCATCGCTGGCCCTCCAACAGATCGCTAAACCGGGTGGTTGCACCATCGAACGCGCACTTGACCGCACCCAGCGGGCCGTGACGCTGCTTCCCAATAATGACCTCAGCCTTGCCCATGGCCGCTCGCATGGCGTCTTCCCATTCGAGGCTTTTAGGACTGTCCGGGCGAGGCTCTTGGCGTTCGAGGTAGTATTCCTCGCGGTACACAAACAAGCACACGTCAGCGTCTTGCTCGATTGATCCGCTCTCCCGAAGGTCGGACAATTGCGGGCGCTTGTCGTCACGCTGCTCAACCGCACGGGACAATTGCGAGAGCGCCAGAACGGGCACGCCAAGCTCTTTAGCCAGAGCCTTGAGGCCGACCGTAATCTTGCTCACCTCCTCCACCCGGTTGGCGGATGATCGCATACCCGACGCGGTGCAGAGCTGGATGTAATCGACCACCACCAGGGCGAGGCCGTGCTTGCGCTTCAACCGGCGCGCGCGGGCCGACAGGGTGGCGATGTTCAAGCCGCCCGTGTCGTCGATATGCAATGGCAGATCGGCCAGCTCTTTTGCAGCTTCGCGCCAGCGCAGCATTTCATCACGGCTTGCGCCGCCAGATCGGATGACATGTGATCCAATCCCTGTGCGGTCAGACAGTATGCGGTTGGCAAGCTGGTCAGCCGACATTTCCAGCGAGAAGAACCCGACCGGCTCTCCCGCCTTCGCGGCAGAATAGGCCATGTTCGTGGCCAGCGCCGTTTTACCCATAGAGGGGCGACCGGCGAGAATGACCAGATCAGACCCGTGCAGGCCCGAAAGCTTGTGATCCAGATCACGCAGGCCGGTTGACAAGCCAGACAGCCCGCCATGCTCAAAGGCCGCGTCCGCCGTCTCGATGGATACCCGCAACGCCTCTTCAAAGCTGACAAACCCGCGCGAGGCTTGCCCCTGCTCTGCTAGAGAATAGAGCTGGCCCTCCGCGTCTTGGATAACCTCGTCCGCCGTCTCGGTTTCAGCATCGCAAACCCGGGCGGTCATTTCCTCGGCAATGCGGGCGACCTCACGGCGGCGCGACAGGTCCAGCACGTCGCGGGCATACTCCACAGCCGCCAGCGACGTTGCGCCGCCATAGACCAGCTCTGACAGGTACTGTGTGCCGCCAATCTCCTGCATGGCCGGTTCCGCGCCGATGGCTCGATTTAGCGTCACGGCGTCGGCCAGACGCCCGGACCCGATCAGCTTGGCAATCTCCGAAAAGATGCGGCCATGCAGCGGATCATGGAAGTGTTCGGCGCGAATGAATGCCGCGTTGTGAAACACCTCGTTGTCAATCAGGACGCCACCAAGGAATGCCTGTTCCGCATCTAGGTTGGAAAGAGGCTCGACCGGCGACCGGCCCGCGTCATAAGCGATAATCTCAGCCATCACGTGGCCACCACGTGGCGCAATGTACTCTTTGCCTCGTCGCTTATGACGTACCCAAGGCCCCAACAGTTGCGTATTTCGATGCCGTGCGCAGAAAGCTTCGCGCGCATCTTGCATATGAAGACGTTTAGAGTGTTGATTCGCGGCTCTTTGCCGCTTGGCCACTCCTCGTCAAAAAATTCATATCTCAGCGGGCACGAGGATGTGAACATGCGCCACAGGATGTGTGCCTCGCTCTTCGTCAACCCGTAAACTCGCATGAATGCAGGCAGTATGTCATCGTACTCCTCGCCACGCTTGGAGCCTTCCAATTGCAAAAGGCGCTCAGCCAGTTCGTCTCGCTCCTCTCGAAGCGTCCGATAAGCTGCCGCTGAAACCATTGAATCTGGAAATGTCATTACCGGTCCTCCGGCTTGTGTTGGGGACAGAACCATGAACCGCGCGTGCGCTTCGATACGTTGAACCCGTATCGTGCGGGCTTGCCGCAGGTCTGGCAGATGAATGGAGGGACAGGGCCGGTCATGCCGCTTCCTTCACAAACGCACCTTGAGCGGCACAGTTGGCAATGTCCCAAAAAGCAGATTCCGGCACCCACCAGCGCGGCGGCTTGTGGTTAGGCTTGACCACCAGAAGGTCACAGCCCTTGCGCCAACCCTCGTAGACCGTGTTTGCCCCGTTCACCTTGAGGCTGGCCAAACGCAGGACGGGAAGGCCGCCACCGACATAAGCGCGGCGGATCAGGTCGAGGAAGCAATCATGGGTCAGCCAGTAAAAGCGCCCCTCGCCCGTCTCGACCGCAGCGCCATCGCACAGAAGACGCGCCTTCTCGTACCGGTCGTAGTGAGAAATGGCCTTGTGGTGCTTGCACTCGATTTGGAGCGCCCACCCTTGCGGGTCCAGGATCACGTCACCGGGGAACGCATCGAGCGCACCGGAAAGCGGCTGACGGCGGCTGTTCACCGCGCCCGCGCCCTCAAGGTCTTTGCGGATTTGGGTTTCGAAGTCGGTGCCTTTTGCTTTCGGGGATTTGAGCCTAGCCATTGCGCGCCTCCCGGTTCCAGATAAGGGCCTCTATGGTCAGGCTTCGCAGCTCTTGCAGGCGGGCCGTGCGCTCACCCTTGGGTGCTCGTATCCAGCGCTCACGGGCAGCAGCACGGGCTGGTTCCATGGCGATGGGGTGAGAGTTGGGGGTATGCGGAGGGGTGAAGAGGTCAGTCATTGGGGGCTCCCCTTGGGGCGGCCCGAACGTGCGCCATCTGGTCTAGTGCCGTTGGCAGGCGCTCAAACATGCTGCCGCCGCGAGAGTTGCGCTGCCAAAACATCAAGCGGAGGTGTCGCGGACTCGCCGGGCAAATCTCAACCCGGAGCATCTTGTTTGCGCAGTGCGCCCAAATCGCTGTTAGGTTCGCTGCATCCCAGTTCGACAGGGTGCCCGACCAGCAGACAGAGACGCAATGCGGGTCAGTAAGGTCGGCGCGATCCCAGTTGACTGGGCGATTATAGATGCCACCGGGGCCAGCGAATTGGAGAACATCGCAGACCTGCTTAGCCAAGAGCGAGAGCGATTGACCTGTGGTTTCCGCAACCCATTCGTGAGCATTGGTGAGGAGTTCCCGGCCCGCAGCCTCTGGCGAGGACACGGAGCGATCCGTAGGAGAGCCACTCATCACAAAGCCTCCCGCGCAATACGGGCCATACGCTTGACAGTGGCGTTAGCATTGGGGGTTTCTTGCTCGATGATTTGACAGAGAGCGTCTCTGGTTTCCATCCTTTCGACACCCATCTTTGCAAGCATATTAGCGGCGGTGCACAACCGCCCCATCGTCTCGGCCAGAGTGCTACGCCGCGTCGTCAACCTCATCACCCTAGCCACCAGAAAGAGGATTGCTGCGGCTTCCAGCATTGCTAGTCCGAACCAGATAAGAGTCCACATCACAAAGCCTCCCGAGACAGAGCTGCAATCAACGCATCCGCTTCCGCGCGGAGCTGGTCAGCAGCCGCGGTCAACACCCGGCGCTCACTCTCATCAATGCGACCATCGGCAAGAGCTTCATGAACCTGCGCAGGCAAGCCACCGGCAATTCGGGCCGCGCCCATCGCGTCACACAGGATCGACTTGGACGG